TTCTCCATCAAAGAATGCAAATACTGTAGTATTAGGTTTCATTAATTGAGCTTTAAAATGTATTTTTCTAGAACGTATAAATGGTACAAAATTAATTTCAACAACTCTTGTTCCATCGCTTCTTGTGACAGTATCAAAAGCTAATTCTGTATTTAATCCAGTTCTTGATTGATTTTGTGTAGTGGTTATTACTACTTTTTCTGTTTGTTCTTCACCAGCCATTCTGAAATCGCCTTCACCAAAGTCTAAGTCTGAGAATTCATCAAATCCTCCGCCTCCTTCGATTTCTACTCCAGTCCAGTTAGTTTCCCATTCGTTCCATACTGTTCCTAGTATACCTTGTTCTTCAGCCATTTTAGCAAATGCATCATAAGCTGCTGAGTCATCTATAATAATTGCTGGTCTTACATCAGTTTCTTTCCATTCATCTGAATCAGGAGATAAGTCCATCATTCCACCCCATGTAAATACGTTGTATGGATTTACATTTGAAAAGAAAGATGAGTAAGGTTGATCTATATAATTTGTTTCAGTAAATGGTAGTGTGACAATTGATTTACTTTTTTGAGCAAATGCATTTGAATTATCGCCATTTGCTTCGCTAGGTTTTCTAATAAGATTAATATTTCTTTCATCGTACTTAGGTCTTAATATACCATTTCTTCTATCTATTGATGCTGAATAATCTGGATTTGCAGTATCGGCAACATTGTGGCCTCTAAATCCATCTACTATAAATCCATTTTTAAATCTAGCTACTCCTTGACCATCAAATAATTCTACGTCAGCAGCACTTTGTTCTAATAATGATAATGATGTATAATATTCTAAGTTCTTAATTCTTTTATCTAAAGAACCAATGTCTTTCATTGTATATCTTTTATTGTCAACCATTTTTGGTTTTACATCAGCTAAACTATATACAAATGGACTTAAGTGTAAGTTATATATTGCCATTGAGTCATCAGGAGTTTTTGGAGCTTTAGGTGTTAAACTTGGTACACCCACTTCAGTTTTAAACTCACCTTTTCTTGTAATAAATATTTTATCTATTCTCGGCATGTAATGTTCTACTTGAGCTGTAAGTGCATGATTTGGTCTTGGTGGTTGTGGATGACTTACGAAACCTGCAGCCCCATTATCATTTCGTGTTGGTCTAAAATCTATACAGTCAAGTAAATTTACTACGCCTTTATTACTGTTAAATAATTGTTTATGGTTCTTAAAAGCTTCTGGATATGAGTCAACAGAGAAATAAGTACCGTTTCCATGACTAAAATGATCAAACCTAACTGTTATATTACCTGTTGGTGCGGTAAATCCTGGTTTAAGAATTACTTTACCATTATCATAAACATTATCTCTTTGTCCATTATCTAATGTAAATCTTTCAGTTATATCTAAATTATTTGAGTCTTTGACAAAAACAAGTTTTATGATATCGGGCTTACCTAAACTTAGCTGACCATTAGTTAATGCACCGACTTTTTCAATATTTGATTGTAATTGTTTTGATGCCTGAGTAAAATTTCTTCTAACAGTGGCCATAACTTTTAATCGAGCTGAACCAGCACTGACACCACTAATATTTCCAAATTGTAATGTTGTTGAGCCATCACCACCTGATGTAATTTGCGGTGTTAAATCCATATCACCAGTACCTAATGAGGCTACAATACCAGCTGTATTTACAAAGGTTCCATCACTAATACTAATACTATTTGTTGGCGCCTCATCAAATAATTCTTTTGTTTCATATACAATATCTGTTGAATTTGAACTTGACTGACCTTGCGGTGGAGGATTTAATAAAGTTTTAACAGCTGTTTGTGGTAATTTAAATACTAAACCATTATTACCAGTATCAAATAAATTACCTACACTTGCTAAGTCAGCAATAAATGCTTGTGCTGTACCAGCTTGTTTTACTGATTTAACAGAACTAAAGACTTCACCTGTGTCCATATTAACATCAAATAAGAAAAGTCTTAATTCGCCATTAACTTTTTCTAAAGCTCTTACTCTGGCCTCACCAATTTTATTACCTGCTGCTTGTGTGCCGGCAATTGTTACGCTATGTAAATCTAATATATTAAAAGTATTAACATCTGGCATACCTTTAGGTACACTTATTGCGTCAGTACCACTTCCGGAAGCTGCGGTTGCTAATTTTACATAATTTCCTACAGCTATACTTGTTGTTGAAACATTTACTGTATTTGTAGAACTAGCACCTCTTGGTTTTTCAACTGTTAATTGTTTTGGTGTACCATTTGCAACTCTAAATCCTTGTACATAAGCTATTGACGGATCAATACTTACTACAAATCTATCTTCACCAAACTCTGTAGCCGCAGAAGTACTTAAACTTTCTTCTGTTTCTATTTGGCTTACTGATTTAAATCCAAAATTAGTGCCATCATCTAAATATTCTTTTAAATTAATTTGAAATGGATCAACTGCATAATTACCTGATTCTTCAAAAGTTCTTCTTGCTAATCTTTCTGTTAATTCTGTTTCTGTATTTTTATCTGTTTTATCAACTGCAACTTTACCATTTTCTATTTGTAAAAGAGTAATGTATCTTTTTTCTACTCTTGATGCAAGTGATAAAGGTTCTTTTATAAGAGTTGTACTTATTTGATATCTATTAGCACCTGGTGCTGCAGTATTTGGAACGCCTTGAGCGTTATCAAGTAATGAAGTGTCTGTACCTGAAGTGACTTCTGATTCTGTGACTTTTAAACCTACAATATAATTAGGTGTATTTGTGTATTTGTCTAATATTAATGAACCTGCTGGAACAAAAACAAAAGTACCTGATATAAAGTATACACCTTCTTCAATATTAACAGTTGAACCAAATCCAGTTGCGCCTGAAGAAACAAGTGTTGCAGATTTACCAGCACTATTACTAATTGTTTCACCATTACTAAATACACTATTAGTACCAGTAAATGTTAATACCGCTCCATCAGCTAATGTTTGTGCACTTGATAATGTAAGTGTAGTACCACTTATATTAGAAACTGTCACTGTAGTAGTTATACCAGCTCCTGTGACTTTTTGACCTGCTTTAATATTCGCATTAGCTGCTGATAAAGTAGCTGTAGCTGAATTATTTGTAGAACCATTTACTGTTGCAGTAGTACCAGAATCTTTATATCTTACATAAAGTGTATCTTCATCACCACCAACTGCTTTAACAGCTTGCAAAACTTCTGCACTTATTCCAGTTGTTCCACCACTGACAGTCGTACCTACAAATTCTTCTAAGTTAGCATCAGTGCTAGTTAATTTTACAAAATCATATTCAACATTTACAGTAGCTTTACCATTTACTACTCTTGAACCATCTTTAAATGCAAATTGTCCATATCTATCAATTTGAGCTTGTAATGCTGTTTGCATTTGTGTAAGCTCTCTTGCTTGTACTGAAAAGCCAGGCCTAAAAAGTATTCTATGATAATTTTTACTTTCGTCAAAATCATCAAAATCGTATGTGCCTATAGGTTTTGTTCTTATTACTGTTGTTGCCATATTTTATCCCTAATAATATTATTAGAATTCTATAATTACTTTTATATCTTCAATTTGTGATGCTGTTCTATTAATTGGATCTCTATTTTCCAAGAATAATATTTCACCACTTTGTCTGTCTACTTCTGGAGCTACTATACCAGTTGCTATATATGTTATACCTGCGACATTATTACCTGAATTAGTTTCTAACGCACCGGACGCTGATGAAGTTTGTCCTGTTATTGTTTCACCATTAGAAAATGATTTATATCCAGTCTTAGCATTTTGATGATATCTAATAAAACCATTTGTATCATCAATTTCTACTACATAAGCTTGAGCTCCGGATGTTGCACCAACAATTAATTCATCAACATTAAAGTTAGTCACCGTTACGCTTGATACAAAATCTAAAGCTTTGGTTGCTTTTAAAGTATCAGCAGTTGCTAGTAATCCTTGTAATGGAGAAGCATTATATACTCTTGGTTCGTTAAGTAATACAATTTGTCTAAAGTCATTCCCTACTGTTAAATCGCCACCATCATTACCATCTAATTTAGAATTAAGTGCAATAAAGAATCCACCTAATTCTGATAATGGGTCTACACCATGACCAGCTTTTGGCGCGATCACTGCTCTTGCAGCAGCATCTGAACCACCGCCACCGGTAATTGTTATATCTGCGACTCTATAATTTGTACCTTTATTTGTAATTGCAATTGAATCTACAGCTCCACTATCCAAAGTGACTGTTAAATTACTACTACCATCTGCTCCAGTCCCGTCACCTGTAAGAAGAGCCGTTGGCGCTGAACTATAAGATGTACCAGCTGCTGTCACTTCAATTCTTTCTATACCACCCGCATTTGCGTGATCTCTTGATGCTTTTTGGTTTAAATATTGAGCATAATCTGATTCTGATAAAACATCTTCTGCGTCTGCATCACTGGCATAAGCAAATGTAAGTACAGTATTTGCTGATAAACTTTGTGGATCTGATAACGTAAGTACTGAACCATTTATTGCTGATACTGTAGGTGTGCCTGAAATACCAGTTCCTGATACTGTCATTTTCGTACCTATTGCTGCAACTGTTTCTGTTAGTACTACTGTAGTACTTGATGAACTTGCTGTAGCAACAGTAGCAGTTGCACCTAGTGATATTGTTTTTACTGGCATATAACTATTTGTTAAGAATTTTTCTGCATCAGCAACAGATATTGTGTACATATATTTCCATGTATATCCGTCTGATTCTGCTGTAGGTACTGTTAATGTTTGAGTTGGCTGAATAGTTGAAGCAACTCCAGTTGGAGCTACAATACATTTGTAAACCTTAAATTCTGTTGTGACTACATAAAATGCTTTATCGAAAATATCTGCATCATCTGAATCCCAAGCTACATATTCACGGCCTGATGCCCATGTATGTCTTGGGACTACATGAGAGATATCACCTGCTGCTATTTTTTTCAATCCAATTAAATTGGATCTAGTTTCTCCTATATCGTCTAAACGATCTTGTGGAGATGTCGGTGTACCGTCTACTGTGTTAGATGTTGTAAGCGACCATGGGTCTGATTTACCTATACCTACATACACATTCGAGCCTGATATTTGCTCTTTGAAGTGTTTTGCGTTTAAAGTTCTAAAATTTGATGTTATTATTGCTGGCATTTTCCTGTCCTAATTATTCAATATGTACAAAAGTACTGGTGTTATTATTATTTATATCACTTGAGTCGATAGTTTGCAACGTTTTATTGCCTAAAGACTCAATTGTTCTATTTGTATTGTAAAAACGTGGTGTATTATAAAAATTACTTGTACCTTTTCTTTGTTTATAGTTATTATTTATTATAGTTCTAAAATTATCATTTTTGATATTTACCTTATGTGCAGGTAAAAATTTATTGGTTGAACTAGATGATTGTGTTATAGTCCAATTATTTCCAGATGATAATGAACCAATTTTAAGTAATCCACCGTTAAATAAAGTTCTACCATCTTGTGAACCAGTGGATTGTTTTGGATTTATTTGTGTCCCAGTTGTTTGTGCTACATTATTATGATTGCAACTAAGTTCAGTTATATGTTTTAAAGCTGGTACTCTAAGTTCATTATTGGCACCACTAGTTAAAGATGCTGTTGGGTTAATAACATAACCATTACCAGCATTTGTTATAGATATACTTGCTATTTCACTTGGCACTAAAAGACTATTTGCTGAAGCACCTGTTCCTCCACCACCTGTAATTGTAATAGTAGGATTACCGGTATAGCCTGAACCATTATGAGATAAATCAATTCCTATAATTTTACCATTTTTAATTATAGCTGCAGCTCTTGGATTATCATGTTTAACAGTAATACTTACATCATCGATAAAAACAATACCATTATTACCATCACCTTGGAATCCTATATAGTCTTTATTAGTAGGTGTGGATGCTGGTACATCGTATTCAAATTCAAACTCTTGAAAACTTGTTGTTAATGTTTTTCTTTGAAATCCTGAATTACCAAATTGACTTGTTGAATAAGCCATTTCAAAAAACGATGCTCCATTACTACTTGCTTTTTTAGCTTTACATTTTACTTTAATTGTATTTCCATTTATTCTGTTTACAAAGTTTGGTGATTCCAACCTTAATTCATATACTACACCACCTACAGTACCTGAAGCATTTGTATCAAGAGAGCTGGTTTGTATTTTTAAAACTTTACTTCCACCCTCAGTCACTATTGATGAAGTATGATGTGTTCCTCCGGGAGTACCATTATTATCGATAATTTTCCAAGGATTAACAGTAAAAGCAGCTGAACCTACACTAGTATTTTCATAGTCTTCAGTAAACAATGGGGTTGCTGTATAATTTGTTTCTGGATTTGAGAATGTTATGGTTGGTTGTGATGTATAAGAACTGCCTCCATTCAACATATCAATATGTGATACTGAAGTAGGTTCTAAATTAAATCTTGCTGTAGCATTTACATTTGTAGACAATAGATTACCATCACTATCTTTTGCAGTAGGTGCTGATAATAATATGGAAGGGCTTGTTCTAAATTTTTTATTTGATGTTCCTGTTAAAATTATGCTTGCTAATTTACCTACATTTGTATTTGCTGCTACACTACCAAATAAATTAGACCAATTAGAACCTTCAGAATTTATTGTAATATTACTTTTATCTAATGAACCATTAGCATTAATCCCTATAGTGACACTAGGTGCTACACCTGTCAAACCATCTATAGCAATACCATTAAATGTAATTGTTGGTGCACTTGCATATCCAAAGCCTGGTTCTACAACTGATATACTTCTTAATGAACCATTTAATACTGTAGCAGTTGCAGTTGCTGTGACTCCAGTAAACGAATGATTTGCACCAGAACCTACACCACTTATATTAATTACACTTGAACCTGTTAAACTTTTTAGTTTTACTTTATTACCACTTGATGTATGTATTTTATATTGTTGTCCAGAAACTAATCCAGGTATTGCACCGCCAGTTGTAGCATAAGTCACTATAGCATTTACCGGTAAAGCAGCTTGTTGAGCACTTGTTAATTTAATAGTATTATCTGATATATTAATAATACCGGTTCCAGCAACTTCATCATCACTTCCATCAAATATTATTGGTGCGGGTGCTGCAAAAGTAATTACAGGCGAGCCATAATCTCTACCACCTTCTACTACATTTGGGTTTCCTACACTACCATTAGTTAGTGTAGTAGTAATAGTAGCTTTTGTATGTCCTGATGCTGCAGAGCTATCAGATGTAGTAATTTTGTTATTTGCTGTTGTAGGTGCTGTTAAATATCCGCTACCACCATTTGTTATTGTTATAGCATTTATCACACCATTTTTTAATTGTAAAGATACAGTACCTGATTTATGAATATTAACTTTTGTTTGAGGTAAAAATGCTGAAACAAACATTTCAACAATTAGTGGTATATCTTCTGGTCCTATTATACCTGGCTGTCTTTGTGGTAATGCAGACAAAACTTTTCTAAATGATAACCCTAATTCATCTGTTCTGAATCTACCACTTCTTGTACCATCTGGATTAAAGTCAATATAATCAGCTGAATTAAAAACATCATCTCCTAAAACATCTTTAGTTAATTGTAAAAATATTAATATTTCTGCAAAGTAAATAAATCCAGCTGGGTGAACTAATCGGTCAAATGATAGTTCCCAGTCACTAATATTTTTACCTGTTTTAATTAAGTATGAAAATTTTTGAAATTTAAAACTATCTTGTATCTTAATGCTATCTGATAAAAATCCTTTATTGTCTAAATATTGACCACCTTTTGAAAGTGCTGGGTTTACATCCCAATTACCTGATGAAGGTATTAATACTTTTTCAAATGGAAATTCAATCTCTGCAAAATCATTAAATAATATCTTAAAAAATATTTCTATAGAATCTGTAGTACCTCTTAATCGATAAAAATCTATGATTTGTTTATAGAGAGTCCTTTTATTTACTGTGACGCCTCTTGGGATTGTGGCAGCAATTTCTTTTTGCATTAATTCTAAATAACCTTCATCATTAGTATCAATATCCATAGCCTGTTCAATTGTATTCATTACATATGATGGTCCAGGTCCTACCCAATTTTTTTGTATAGTAGTTAATTTTGCTGTAGAATTGTTATGAGCTTCTAGTCCAGTCACAGTAAATGTTTTACCAATTTCAGATGTTGTTTTTGAAAGCGTACCTGGCAAATCATTACCATTTGTAATAGCAACGTTAATAGAATTTAAAGGAATGTTAGTTATTGTACCATTAGGTGCTGTTATTAATAAAGTAGAACTTGCACCTGATTCATCAGTAAAAAACTTATTATTATCATTATTTGGATCAGATATTCTAAATTGAGCTTGGCCATTTAATACTATATCACTAAAAGTATTATTTTCTTGAAATATAAACTCATCCATATTCATGAATGTATAATAAGCTTGTAAAAACTTATCAAGCTTTTCTTTATTCTCTAATATTTCTGATGGTATTAATTGATCAAGACGAATATCTTCTTTAGTATCAGACAAAGTGCCTTGTTCTATTTCAATAGCACCTGGCGTTAATGTCTTTTTATATCCCATTATTATTTAAATCTTGATGTTGTTTTATAATTTATAGAACCCGCAGAACCTGAGGTCGCGATAGTATCTATTTCTGGAGTTATAACTACTGAAGCATTATCAATGTTAAGTAATTGATCTCTTTTTGGAGCTAAGTCTAATGAATTAGGCAATAAAGTTAATTTAATAGCTGCTGTAGTATCAGGTCTAAAACCTCTTAAAGTAATTTTACCGTTTTCTGCATCTAATTCTCCGGCATCAGCTATAACTGTAATATTTACTCTATCAACAACTTTGTATACAAATACTCTTCTCTTAGTACTTCCAGATATAGGTTCATCACCAAAGAAATGTTGTACGCCATTTATTAAGAATGATGATGAATTTAATACAAATCTTTTTGAATCTCCCGATTGAAAAAATGGAGATGTAAATGTTAAATTAAAAGTATTTTCTGCTGTATTTATTGGTGTAATATTTTGGAACATTCTAGGTCTGATGATAGTATTTAAAATTGCTGGGTCACTATTATCTATGGCTCTTGTTAATTGTGAGTGTCTGAACACACCGTCGAACTTGTTTAAATTGTTAAAGTTATAATTAGTTATTGTATCTCTTACAACAGATGATAATTCAACAGAACTTCTATCAGTTAAATTAGGATTATATTTAAAGTTAACATCCAATTCTAAATTTGTAAAATTAGCATCAACAATTTCTGGCGTGATTGATACAACATTTTTACCTTTTAATATAGATTCGATAATTTGAGTTTTTTCGCCGTCTGTTAATTTTTCTGCTAATAAAGGTTTTATAGCTATATAAACTCTACCAAAATCAGGTGGATCATTATCTTCACCACCCCATGTTGATATTGAATCTATATTTGAAAATTCTTTTTTAATAATAGATGCATAGTCATCCGATGTGACAGCTCTATTTTGAGCGATAAAAGTAAGTGGTGCGTTAAATCTTATTGATTCAGAAGTTTCAGCTTTAGCTCCACCAGATGCTGCAACAATAGTTGTAGGCTTATTAGCATCAAAACCGCCAATTTTATCTACCATAGTAAAATCATTTGATCCATTACTTTCTTCACCAGATGTAATAACATAA